CTTGGGTGCCAAGAACTGCCATTACGTTGAGGAGATGGTCAAGTCACCAGTAAACGTAAACGCAACGTTTGTGCTTGTGACATCACCGACGGTCACGGTTGAACCGACGCTTGTAATCAGCACGCTACCCGAGATCGATTTACCTGTGGTCAACGTCAGCGTTGCAGTGATAGCGCCTTGCGAATTTGTATTGATCTTGGCGTAAACATCATCAAGTAAGCTATTTTCGTATAGCAAAGTTGCGCTGCCGGACGCACCGCGCAAGCCTGTGACGTATGCCCTACTGGAATCACCTAAATTCGTGGTTTCTAGCGTATCGCGTGCAATATCAATACTTGCATCACGAACTACCACCGCCGAGTTGAGTCCGGCGATCGAGAAACTGCCCGTAGCGCTGGTGACTGCCATGAGGGTTGCCTTTTAGCTCAGTCTAACTTCTGCGGTCGCAATAGGCAGGTTGATGCCATCAGTCAGACCTAAGCTCGGTGATCAATTCAATCTTAACAGTGCTGATGCCAGGCGCTACGCTCTCGACAATTGGTTCTTGGGCATAAGTCCAACGAGTACCTGTCGTCGCACTAAGAATCTCAGCTTTCATGTTATTCGACATTCCGTAAAACATTAAGTCTGTTGATTCGATGCCGTTACCAGTCGATGTTTCAAGGTAGTCCATACCGCCTTTTGTCTGCTGCCAAGAATCAATAAAATCCTCGGCTATGCCGTCGGGGATGTTTGCATAAGTCAAACTTAGTGAACCACCGCTGGCTAAGTTGCCCCAAAGTCTTTTGCTGCGAACGCCTGATTGGCTTGTCGCGATTGTAATTGGCCATTTACCAGCGCGAAAACTGCGGCTGGTTGGTGCTCGTTGAATAGTTAGAACAGGCATTGCTTTTACGAAATCGTCCAGTTGCCGGCTGTATCAAAGCCATCAGCAACAAGCGGAACGCCAGAGCTGTTTACAGGCATGTGCAACGCTTCTATTGTAAACGTCCCATCTTGATCTGCTGCAATGCGTTCAACTTGATAGGTGCGAGAAGCTTGACTGCTGATAATTTCTGTAAACAGAATTCCAGTAGGGCTTGCGGTTGTCCCGCCATTGGAGACGGTCAACGTTGCAGCAGCAGGATCAGTACCTGAACTTGGGTTCCAAGCATAAACATTATATGTTCCGTCAGAAAGGGATTCCGTCGAAACCAAACCCCCTTCATTTGTGACAACGCCGTTATTGTACTGCTCATATTCTATTGCATCCATTGCGACCTTGATGTAATCACCAGGCGCAATGTTGTTGTAGATAGATGCGTGCGTGACCTTAAAAGTTACCGTGTGGTCAGCCAATCTACGCATCCTGATGATGAACTTTGCCGCATCAATCGCATGTGCTCGTTGAGTGCAATAGTCAGTCATATCCAGAGACACCGTATCCAATGGCGTATAGCTTGCTTCTTTTATCAGCACTTCTTTTACGGTAGAAAATGCGCCTTCGCTTGAAAGATCAGAAGATGAGCGCTCTTCCCGATAAGTGACGCTAATTTCAATGGGCTCCCTATCCTCTGGATCTAAGTATTCAACCTGATAACTGTCTTCAAGAATGTTCCCAACAGTAAAAAGCCCTTTAATGTCAGCCGCCACAAAAGCCGAGCCGGACACAGGCAGAGCAGGGCGAAGAGTGAACTGACCATTGATCTCAGCAAAGTACAGCAGATGTGTTGCAGCGAGATCTGCGGCATACTGCCTAAGATTTAGCTGATCAGCAATAACACCATTAAAGAAATAGCTTCTGCTTTCACACCAATCGGTAGATTCCTTAAATCCAGCAATATCAATCATTTCATCCTTAATAAAATCGCCCATCCCGTACCTATCGTTAGTCATCAAGTCCAGCAAGATTTCCGGAAAGCGGTACAAGTGATTTGGTGTTGGGTTAAAAGGCAAACCTGTGTATGAATCCAGTCGCCTAGATTTAATACCTCGTCTTACATAGCCAGAAAATTGCGTAAATTGCTGCCACTCGGTTGAGGACCGGATATTGATACCAACCAAGGCAAGATTGCTATAGCTGCCCGTTTGACCCGTTACAATCTCATTAACGTAAGAAACGCTATGCTCTGGTCCGTTTTCAGCACTTGTCGAAATCTCCTCGTAAATAAAATCTTCTGCACAGGTCATAAACTCATCGATCATCGCTGAGTATCCCGTGCCAATCTCAGTGTCTACAGCCTCAAGAGACTGGAACGTTACATCGTCTAGACCATTTTGCGTGTTCTTTTCATAGGAAGCAGTTAGGCCAGGATCTGCCTCGTTAAACTTTGACCTAACGTCGTTGTGGAATGGGTAATTAAGAATTTTGCCATTAAAAGCAACTTTGACAGCGGCACCACCGTAAGAAGCGACCGTTCGATACCGGAAAGTTTCATTTGCGTCTAGCAAGTAAAAATCACCAGACGTTTTTTGCCTAATCTCGAATCCAGTTACTGGGCGAAGCCTAAAAATACGCAGCTTGGCCGTTGTAAATTCAACTCTTAAAAAGTTAAATACTGACTGCATTGTTTGGCTTTGAACAGCAAAAATTTTGCCGCTATCGACCCAATCATTGTCGGTGTCAGCATTCATTTCTTTATACTGCAACGTAAAAAATGCAAACCTTTTGACTGACACACTGACCGTGTTGCTTTGATAAAACTCGCTCTCGTAGTTATTAGTGTTGGCGAACGTTTCACAAAACAAATCGTCTGTATCTTCATAAGTCTTTGCGTCTTTGAAGTTGCAAAGTCCATTGATCCTATGCCCTAGTGTTGAGGTAAACCCAATCTCAGTAATATCGCAAGCTCGCGTGTTTGTGACCACAGCCTGTGCGTAACGCAGAATATGCCCTTTATTTGTTGCTACCGCGCGCTCAACTGGAGACGGGTTGTCTACCGTTGAACCTGTATATGCACCTTTTAAATGAGCTTTCGTATATGCTTCAACAGATCCAGGCTCGACAATTTCAAACGTGACCTCAATTTGCTGGGTTGTACCTACTTCATCAGCCTCTGATCTAAATACTTCGTCAGAAGGACTACGAGATGTGCAAACCCCGATTGCACTGCCAATCTTGTAAAGTTCACCAATAATTAAATTCTGATCATAATACGTTTGCCTAGAAGCAACGCTTGAGGCAACGTCCTTGCTTTTTTCGACAGTGCCGTTTTCAGAAAACGTAATCTCCTTCTCTGATTCCTTGAGCAGAACATAGGTGACATTGTCTCCTACGGCTAGGGATTGCGTTCCAGACGCATTAGAGCCATTTTTCTCGGTTATGCCGCTAAAGCTTGCATAGTTGTATGCAAACTTTCTACGCATTGCAATCTGAGGTCCGTCCTTAGGACACCTAACCTCATACCTATCGTCATCTGAGCCTGGCCGTTGATTAACTTTGACCCCGGGCCTTACAACAGGATTTACCTTGAAAGCTAAATCGTTGCCAATCAAAGAGTAAACACCGAATCTAATGCTTGAGGAAGGCGTGTGAACGGACGAAAAAGCTGCCGTTTCAGTTGGCGAACTGCCAGTATGACACTTAAAAACCTCCTCTGTAGGCGAAGTTGCAGATGAGCCTCCACCATTAGCTCTACGGTCATTGATTCCGCTTCTGCCGAAAACTCGATCGTTTTCTACGATCGCTCCACTATCAAGACTTGCGTAAATCGTTGCTCGTGCAGCAATTTGAGTAGCAGAGTTTGTGGTGTACTTATAGTTCTTGAGAAGGTTAGAGCCTACTGCCCATAGATCACTATCAAATCCACCCATCTCACCTTCTCCGGCAAGAAATACGGCTCGCAGCATTTGCGACGTTCCAAACGACAGCATCTGCGACCAAACAAGTGGCATGTTCACGCGAACACCGCCAACGTTGACTCCGTTTACAGACCTGTCGGCATAAACAAGAGGAACTGAGCTGCCAATTTTGACTACATTCTGAACAGAGTCAAAACCGTAACGCGGCGAAAAACTCTGGTTTGTAATTATTGGATCGTCAATGTTTTCAGTTCGCTTAATTTGACCAGGGCTGCGTGGTGCATCAGGCACGCTTGGCCGCAAAAGTATTGAAGCCACAGTAGTTCCAATACCGATCACAATATTGACAATCGCAAGAACAGCTGCAGTTTCAAGACCGGCAACCGGCCCTTTAATCGGGTTCTCTTTTGAATACTGCCTTGCATCTGCCTGGAACGATTGAAACTCTTCTTCCGTCAGCCCCAAAAGGCTGCAAAGGTAACGATCGGAAGGGAGCATAGTCATCGAAACGTCCTGTACTCCAGATTTGCGACTTTTTTGCTGGGCAGCCAATGCACGCCACGCTTGTGGTGCGGGAACAAAAGCCCGTTATCCACGATTATACCTAAGCCCAAGTGCGTTGATTCATCAAACAAAGTCAACGCATACTCCTGCTGAGGGCAAACAACTGTCCGTTCCAACCATTGACTCTTCAATGCAGCCCACTCGTTACGAGCTGCCATCTTCAACCAATTTGGATCGTAAGGAGGGTGATCAACGCCAGCATCACGCAACACGTTCCAAGCCATAATCACGCAATCGCAGCCAATCCCATCGTCTGGATCAGCACCAAACTGATGCGGCAAACTCAAATAATAGTGCCAACGCTTCATGTCGTGATTTGCCCCGTTGTAGGCAATGCTCCAACTAAACTCTCGCTCAACTTCCTGCGTGGTACTTGGCCCTTGACCGCATCTAATGGTGAAATAAGTTGCAATTTGATCAGCTTTGTATCCATTTGATAAGAAGCGACACGCCAAGTTTCTGTTGAAACCAACTGATCATCAGCAAAGGTATTGATATTTAGGCTCACAGTTTCAACCACTAAGAGCCAGCGACCTTCAACCGCTTGTTTAAACAGGTTCAAAATAATTGTTGAGCCAGCTAGAGTTGAGGCTCCAATGCCCAACACATTGGAGCTGCGGTCTCCGCCCTTTTCCCCTCCGCCAGTCGCCAGCGCAAATGGCGCAAAGATGTAGGTGGCGCCACCCCGCGTGCGAGAACCATTGACAGTGAAGTTCTGGAAATAATAAGCAGTCTCCGCATAAGTAGAGCCGGAAGGCTCTAAAAATTTGACGTAGTTGCAGAACGCATAGCCACTCATAATCCAACCTTCCGCCGTGTCTTAACGCTATTTTGCAGTGCCGCCAGCGTAAGTGCACGCCCACGTTCAGCAGCCTGCGCCATGCCTTGACGATGCTGGTCAGCCGTGACGTACTCAGTGCTGTTGATTACGACTGACTCGTAGCGCACGTCCAATGGTTTTGGGTTTGCGATCATAGACTCACTAATTTTTTCAATTTGTCGCGTATAGTTTGCTTGCATTATCCTTTCTTGTTTAATAAGTTGTTCACGGGTTGCATTGGACGCGGCTGCAGCATCCTGAGCACTGAGTTGTTCACGGGTTGCATTAGACGCGGCTGCAGCATCCTGAGCACTGAGTTGTTCGCGGGTAGCGTTATCACTCATCGCAGCATCTTGCTGCTCAAGCCTGTCGCGGGTAGCGTTATCACTCATCGCAGCATCTTGCTGTTCGAGCTTTTCGCGGGTGTCGCTATTCGATAGCACCATGCCACTACTGGATGGCATGAACAGCTCAGGCCCGCGTTCGCCGACGATGTAAGGCTCGTTTGCGTTGACGGGACCGCCGTTAGCGCGGAATCCAGGGATGCCCAAGCTAGAACCTATGCCGCCAATACCAGCGTTTAGCAAGATGCCGCCAACTTGCTTAAGTATCCCAGACAACGATTCCCTTAAAGACTTGCTGCCATCGATGGCACTGGTGATCGTATCCACGATGCCAGCTTGAAGTGTGGACCCAATACTTTCACCAAGCTCTTTAAGTTTCTCGCCTTCGTCTTCAGCCTTATCAGCTGCGTCAGCAATAGCTTGTGTTTCTCTTTCTCGCGCAGCAACTATTGAATCAGTTACGTTCTTTTGTGCGTGCAAAATTTTCAATTTTTCCTTTAATCCGTCACGAGCAGCTTGAGAAAGTAAAGGAAATTTTTCGTCGATCTTTGCCTGATCAATTTTGAGCTGCAGCATTGCTCGTTCGTCTTGTGTCAAAGCAGAAGCCAGCGTTATTCTGTCCTGTAAATTTGCTTTTAATTTATTAGCTGCCTCTTGTTGACGCTCAAGTTCTGTTGCTGCCTCTTGTTGACGCTCAAGTTCTGTTGCTGCTGTGTCTGACGCTGTAGTTCCGCTGACAGCCCCACCAGTCGGTACGATGTTATTTTGAGTAAGCAGTCGCTGTTGTTCTTGTTGGCTAGCACCTGCACCTGCAGTGATACCTGCGCCAAGATCAATAGTTTCTTGCACAAAACCAGTCACAGCGCTAGCTGCACCAGTCACAGCGCTAGTTACAGCAGAGGCACCTTTTTCAAGAAAGTTGCGAATAGGTGCTGGAATTAAGCTATATGCTCGGTTAATAAATTTAGCAATTTGTTGGAGAGCATTCCTGAAAAATCCAACAACACTTTCAAGAGCGCCCTTGCCCGCTGTAATAATTTGCGATGCCAACCCTCCAACAATTTCGCCTATGCGTACACCCAAGCCAATTACAAATTCACCAAACTTTGCAGCTCTATCCAAAGTATTCTGAAATGCTTTTTCAAGTTCAAATGCAGCATTGACACCTTTGAGGCCAAGGGCTTCTGCAACAGCCTCTCCAACCTGATTTGCAGCAGCAAAAATTGCCCGGATAGGTGCAAGCGTATTAGATAAAGCAACGCCAAAAACCTCAACAGTTACTGCCGCAACCTTAAAGGTTTCTTTTATGAGAATACCCAGCTCAGACTGATCACTAAATAAATTCTGAAAGGCAGTCGTTAGGCGTTTGACTTGACCTTCAATCGTATCAGATGCCGTAAATGCTGCTTCTGCCGCAGCACCCTGCGCGTTCTTTTGGTTTTCTAACAATTTATTATATTTCTCTGTGTCGTTTAATAATGCAAGGATTGATGGGCCAGCTTCTGTGCCAAATGCTTTAATGACAGTACCAGCATCCGCACCAGATTTTTTAATTTTCTCAAGCGTTCCTGCTAATCCGTCAGACTTAAGAGTTGATGCGCTGATCTCAACACCTAAGGCTTTGAATTCTTTTCCAACCTTTCCAGCAGCAACTTGCGCGAAGGCAGTCTTCAATGCTGTAAATGTAACTTCCGCACCTTGGCCGCCAGCAGTAATCTGCGCGACTGCTGCATTTACCTCTTCAAGCGGAACACCTAAAGCAGCGGCGACAGGAGCCACCTTGGCGATATTGGCTGCATATTCCCCAATGACAATTTTGCCGTCGTTTTGCGTCTGGATAAACCCATCAACAAGTTTTGCGGCTTTGTCAGCCTCCAAACCGTAAGCATTAAGAACAGAAGTTGTAGCGTCGCCAACTGTATTGATGTCACTGAAGCCACCAGTTGCACCTTGGCTTGCTGCCTTCAAGATGTTGGCTGCATCAGCCGCATTCGTAAAACCTGCTGAAGCAACGTCATACGCAGCACTGGTTAAATCTAAAACACTTGCTTGACCAGACAGTTCACGACTTACATCTTTTAATCGTCCTTTTAACTGTTCAGTATTTACGCCAAGAGACCTAACTTTTGCTTCAGCAAAATCTTGCTGACTGAGAACACTAAATGCTTGCGATAGGCTGGTCGCAGCCGCAAATGCCGCAGTCAACGGACCAAGAGCAGTTTTAAGCGCAACACCTAATCCGCGAACGCCGCCAGCCGCCGCCGTTGCGCCTTTACCTACTCCTATGAATTTTCCTTTTGCATCACTTAGCCTCCCATTGGAGTCGCGAGTTGCCCTTTCAAGTTTTTGGGTTTCTGCCGTGACACGTTTAAGAGGATTGATTGCTTTCGTTGCATCAACAATCAGCTCAACGTTGGATACTGCCACGGCTTACTCAAGCGATACCAACATCTTAACGCCGTCGCGTTTTTGCGCGATTCATAGCTTCGTTTTCACGTTCGCCCTTCAACTCGTAAAATGCTGCGAAGTGAATGAACTCCGCATCAGTCAATTCTGTGCGGAGCTTGCTGACTGTCATTCCTAATTCGCAGGCCAAGAAGAACTCAAAGTTGAGCCAACTGTCCTGCTTTAGTCGTTTTTTGCTTCTTCCAAACTGCCGCTTTCACCAACACCAAACAAGAACAACTCAAGGTCGTTCAGCACTGACTCCGGCAGTTCATGCTGTAACTTGGCGGCATCAGCAGCAGCAAATGCTTTAGTGCCGTTTTCTATTTCGGCAAGCTGGCACAGCATCTGTGTGCTGATGTCTAATGCTTCATCGCTGTTGGCAGCAGCTTGAGCACGCTTGCGATCAGCTCGGGTGATAGGGCGGAAGTAAAGATCCAAGACCGCTTCACCTGCGTCGTTCTTAATCGTAAATTTACGGCGTTGGCTAAGGTCAAAAGCCCCAACCAGTAAATCAACTGTCCTGACAGTTTTGGAAGGCATGGTTTAGATCAAGCGACAGATGCGATTGCAATGGTGCCCTTGGTTTCAAAGCCAATGGTCACAACTTGCAGCTCGCCTACCGTAGCATTAAATTCTGCGCTTGTAATTAAAATATTAAAGGTAAATTTTTCACTGCCGCTACCTTGGCTGCCAGCATCGTAAGTATAAAGCTCAGCACTTGCGGTGGTGCTTTCAGTTGAAGGTGTGGTCAAGATTTCACGGATCAAGTCGCCTTTGCCGTCACCAGCAGCGGTCTTTTCGTAGAACACCTCAATGGTGCCACCGCCTTTGATCAAACCACCAACAGGATTGCGGAACTCATCACCGAGGACCGTAGCGTCCAGCGCATCCTTTTCAATTGACAGCGACCATGATTGCACAGCAGTGACAACAGTAAGCGTGTCAACAGAATCATGCTTGAACAGCACGTTGCCTTGTTCGCCGCGATAAAAAGCCATGGTCAGAGTTCCTCGATGAATTCAAAGGTCACACGGACCTGAGTTTGGAAATAGCCCTCAGGTGATGCGGACACCACTTCAGGGCCGGTTGGTGCGTCGAAGTAAACACCCGACACGTTGATTCGATTATATAGATCCCGAATCCGATTGGCTATGGTGAAGTTTGCGCCAGACCCAACGCCGGATGGCGTAAAAATGTTCAGCACAGTGACACCAACAATCCTGTTGTCTGATCCAACGGTAGTACCAAGGGTTAAGTAGTTGTTAGCCCCAAAGTTGAGCAAGCACTGCACCCATGATGAATTAGGTGTTGGTGCATAAGATACGTTGTTGAAGACGACTGGAATTGGCGGACTAGACCCAAGCTCCGTGGCAAGCCTAGATTCAATCGCTGAACGTACGGTGTTTAGATCTGCGGCCATTACCCTTGCCTCTTGATCTTTTCATATTGTGATCGTACATAGGATTGCATTTCTTTGCCGATAAGATCAATCCATCCTGCATCTGCTTGCGGGCTGTGACCATTTTCCAATGGCTCTGCATATGGCAAGTTGTTGTGAATGCTGTAGTAATTGCCTAGCTTTTCCTGTCCTGCAATGTAGTTTGAGCCCTTTAACGGTGCTGCTGTTTCTTTGTAATCACCTGGCGGTGCTGGTGTGCTGTCTGCATTGTTCTCGCCAACCTGCCAGCTTGCGCGGAACCTGCCAGTATCAACAGGGCTTGCAGTCTTTAATTTGCCATCAGTTTCAAGCACAGTTACACGCAGCAACTGCTCTACTTGACCTTCCATGTAATCAGCAATTTTTGCAAGCTTGATCTCTCTTGCCATCATCAAGCCCTCAAAAACAACTGATACACAATCGCTTGGTTGCCCTGCTCCACCGTTTCAATACGCACAATCTGATGCGTCACACTGCTGATCAGCACCTTGTCATCAACCCCAGGGACAGCAGACAATGCTGATGCTGCAACCGTCAACTTCTTGTCGTCACCACGCACAAGGTCATTCACCTCCGCTGCATTCACGTCTTCCAGCACACCCTTGACGGTTTCGGTCGTAATCGTCTCAGTAGCTGTTCCAGTTGTCGGATTATAGGCACCAAGACTCACTGATTGGATCGTGACATCACCACCAAACTTGCCGATGGCTTTGTTGGCAACCTTTCGCAGTGAATCAACAAGTGCCATCAGATCTTGTAGGCGATACAAGCACCATTCTGGAGCTGGATGCTAGTGAAGTAACCCTCAAGAGCAGCGCTTGCATCAACACTGGCACCAGAAAAGTCATTATCAGTCACATTTTCGCTGAGGATCTCAGTGATTGTGCTGCTCTCGTAAAAAGCAATATACGAGAACTGGCCAGTGTGCACAGCGGTATCATTGATCACCTCAGCGCCGATAGAGTAATCAACTGGTGCGTGGCCGCCGGTTAGTTTTGTCATGATCAGATTTTGTAAGCGATGACAGCGCCACCGTTATTCAGTGTAAATGCAGTGAAGACGCCTTGAATTTCAAAGCCAGCAGGCAGTCCTTCATCCAAGATACTATTGCCGGTCCAGTTGTGAACGGTCAAAGCATCAAAGCTAGTGTTGCTCTTCAGAATGACGATTCGACGCCAGCGCCCGTTTTGTGCGTCAGTGCTATTAACGAAATCAGCACCAATGCTGTAAGACGGATCAATAGAAGTCTCGTAAGGCATGATCAGCTCCTTTTCACAGCAATGTTGCCTGGTCCACTCATTCTAAGCCCTGTCAGGTAGCGTTCAATGATTGGTGGGATACGATCAGCACCTACGGCACCGGACTTGTCAGGCGTTACGTTGATCGGTCCGACCTGCACGTTTTTGTAGTCCTCCAGCCCGCTTAGCCCAATCCCGTCTTTGTTGTTGTTCAGGTACACCGCAAGGATCGCTTGTGCCTTTTGGATTTGATCCGGCACTTCGGTGTCCGTGAAATAATCCGTCGTAATCCTGAACGGGAAGCCGACAGCGTAGGTGTTGATGTAGGTATCAGGCTTCCGTACACCAGTGCGCGGCCACTGCATTGCTTGCGTATCAGTTGCCCTTGCACCTAAATAGCGCTCACGGTCAAGGCGTTGAGCAGCCGTGTAAAGCGCACGATTCTTCTGGTCATCAGTGGCTGAAGCCCATGCAGTCACATCGCCGTCTTCAACCAAACCATCGATGATGGCATTGGCATCACTCAGCGTCAAATAGGTGTTGGCATCAGCCCCACCAACTGTTGCATCAAGTGTGATCGCCATTAGGTTTCTCCGGCTTGGGCTTTACCGTCCTCCGCCTTTTTGGCTTTGGCTCTTGTTCAATTTTAGGCTCATTACTAGAAAGAGAGGCCACTGCCGGAGCAGTAGCCTCGCGATCACGCATTCGCCGGAAAGCGAATAAACCCATCAGGAAGCAGAAGCTTTGATCACAGCGTAGTTGATCACAACTGATTCGCTCAATGGGCCAGCACTTACGTTGCCAAGGCTGAGATCAAAAGATCCAGCAGCAACAGCACCAACAGTCAGGGTGTAAGCACCAGAAGTACCGCCAGAGGCGATAGAAGCAACAACCACATCAGTGGCAGCAACTTCACTGTTGGTCACGGTGAAAGTCACTTCGGCTGCAGCTGCAAGAGCAGCGTCGTCCATCGTGATTTGACCGCAGGGCTGATTTAGGGTGACGCCAGTAGCTTTGCCACTGGTATCAGCTTGGGTAACGGCACCACCGGAAACGTATCCGATGGCCTTACCAGCAGAAACCTCAAAAGAAGAAGCCATCGTTAGTTACCTCCTCAATCGAAGTTAGAAGTGACAGTTGCGCGTACGATACCAATGTTCTTGGTTTCGTACACCTTCGACCAGTTAGTGATGGTCTCAAGTTGTGCGCGAGTTGGGTTCGCAGTAGTCACGGCCCACTTAGCACCAACAGGGTGGTACACATAGTGCAGGTCGATGGACATTGCATCGCTTTTGGCGAGAATGTCACGATCGGTTTCAGTCTGCAGTGCAAGCTGTTCGCCAGAGGCAACAGCACCCTCGGTGAAGAAGTAAACAGCGAACTTCTTGTTAGGAGAAGAACCGCTGGTTTGCACATCATCAGAAACGATCACGCGCAGACCCATGAAGGTCGGAACGGAAACGTTGCCGAATGCGTTTGCAGTTGAACCCTGAGTTGCGCCAGAGTCAGCAGCGCCAGTGTTGTCGTAGATGAAATCAATGGCACGACGCTCAACCAAGTCGTAGTACACATTGCTGTGCATACAAATGGCAGAAAGCTTGTCGCCTTGATCACCCAGTACAGCACGGGCTTCAGCAACGTGACGGGGAGACAATGCAGTCTCACCAGATCCACCACCATCAATGGTCAGTGCCTGGAAAGAAGCGGAAGCATTGTCAGTACCGACAGCACCGAAAATGCCGCCAAGGCATGACAGCAGATCCTTTTGACGCTGGTTAGCGATGTAATCAGCGATCTTGGCACCAATGGCAGCCATAGGATCAGAACCAGCAGCAAGTGCTGCAAGGTCACGCGCTTCAAATGCACGACCACGGTGCAGGATCACACCAACGGGCTTATCAGCAGTGATCTTGCCGGG